TTATTTATACAGACTTGAAGCAAGAATCAGTTCTTTATATTCAGCACGGCGGCAGTCACTACAAAGACAAAAAGATTCAGCCAATTGAATACATCACGGCAAACAATCTTGATTTCTGCCAAGGAAACATTATTAAGTATGCGACACGTCACAAGGACAAGAACGGGGCTGAGGATATCCGTAAAGTTATCCACTACGCACAGTTTATTTTGAAGTTTCAATACGGGGAGGAGATTTAGGTGGCTAAGTTTGCAGATATGCGTGTCGATTACGTTTGTCACATGGGGTCTGACGTTAATGTGGTGAAATCGGTCAGTATTCGTGTTAAAGCTCCAATCTTCATGGCGCGTCAATTCGTAAAGCATCAGATTGGTTTAGTATGGAACGAAGAGAGTCGGCTGTACATTGACGATGAACCAGAATTCTATCTTCCAGAGAAGTGGCGCTATCGTCCAGAGAATGCCAAACAGGGCAGTAGTCACGAGTTTGAGTATGATCAAGATATCGTTTCCGAGGCGGCTGACATTACTCGTGCTGCACTGGCAACCTACGAATACCTGCTGGATCGTAAGGTTGCTCCAGAACAAGCTAGAATGGTCTTACCACAGAACACTATGACAAATTGGATGTGGACTGGCTCTCTTGTTGCTTTCGCTCGTGTGTGTAAGCTTTGCCTTGACAACCATGCGCAAAAAGAAGCACAAGAACTTGCTCAAAAGATTCACGATGTTGTTGCTCCGCTGTACCCTGTGTCATGGGCTGCTCTGATGGGGCATATGAAAGTTTGATTGAGGAGTAAATAAAATGATAGGCTTTCGAGAAGAGTTTCCTCTTGAGGATTGGATTGAGGAGCTTGCTGTTCTAATCAAGCACGTTGAAGGTATTAAAAAGAATGAGGCGTATCGTCGATTCATTGACAACGCCACGGAGTTCGTAGGCTACTATCAAGTTGGTATGAGCCCTCGCGCTGCATTGGATAAGTTGTGGGGAGGTAGTAAATGAGTGGTGTACATTACGCAAAGAGTTTTTATGATTTGATGCAGAACGAAGAGTTTAAGAGTTCTGTAGTGAATGAAGATAAAAAGAAAATGGAAGAGCTTTTGTTTTCTATTGGCTTCGACATTTCACAAGGGTATGATCTTGTTTCTGTTTTACATCGTCCAGAGACGACTAAGCAACCTTGGATGGGGCTTAGGGTAGAAGGCTTTGAACGTACAGACAAAGCTTGGATTCGTAGTCCTTATGCAAGCCTTGAGGCGCACATTGCAGCTTGCCCAGATGCGAGTAAACGAGTACACTTGGCGATGCTCAACCCCCGTGGAGCGATTAGCTCTTGGGAAGATGACTGATAGAAAAGAATTTTGAGGAGAGGAAATTGCTTAAGAATGTAATTAAGAACAACGGTGTTGTAGAAGAATTTAGTGCAGAGAAGCTTAATAAGTGGGCACAATATGCCACCAAGACAGGCGGTAACTGGTCTGAGATTGCAATGGAGACGTACAAGCGTCTCCCTGAGACAGCAAAGTCCTCTGACATTCACCAGATGATGATTAATGTTTGTCTGGACAAAGAAGATATTAACTACTCCCGTATTGCTGCACGTCTTGAACAAGCAAACCTGCGTAAGAACATGGAGCGTGTTCTTGGTGTCTCTGATCGGGACAGTTTTAAAGCAATCTTTGAAGCAATGATTCGTGGTGGTGTTTGGGATGAAAAGACTATGCCTGAATACAACCCGGTATGGGAAAGTTGGTATGAGGAGATTTATCCAACTAAGCTTGAATACTGGCAAATTGTTCAGTGGGGCGATAAGTATGCTATTCGTAAGGATGATGTACCTGTAGAAACTCCTCACATTGGTTGCATTGGCATTGGTCTTGGCTTGCATGGTGATACGCAAGAAGCTTTTGATCTTGCTAAAGCTTTGGTAGAAGGAAAAGTAAATCTTCCAACCCCTGCACTTAACGGTATTCGCACAGGAGATTTTGATACCATTAGTTGCTGCATTATCACCGGAGGGGATAGCGTAGACAGTATTGGTGTTGCCGAACACATTGCTTATAAGATGACGGCAAAGAAAGCAGGCATCGGTATTGAGTTTGATACGCGCTCGAAAGGGGCACCAGTTAAAGGTGGGGCTGTAAAGCATTTGGGTAAACACCCGATTTATTCTACCCTCGACAAAGCTGTAAAGATGTTTACTCAGATTAGCCGTGGCGGCAGTGCTACAGTTACTTTTAAGTGTATTGATCCTGAAGTAGAAAGTATTGTTCTTTGGAAAACTCAGAGGGTAGATATCGAAACTCGTCTGGATAAGATGGACTACAGCTTTGCTTATAACGATGCTTTCTTGCAGGCTGTTATCAATAATGAAGACTGGTATCTGTTTGATTTGACTGAGGCACCAGAGATTCACGAAGCTTTCTATGTGCTGAAGGCGGATAAATATAACTCCGTAGTCAAAGGTTGTATTGAAAAGGGTAAGAAGTTTAAGAAACTAAAAGCCCGTGATCTACTAAAGAGTGTGTTGATTGCTCGTAATGAAACAGGGCGTATGTACTCCATTAACGTGACTCGTGTTAATGAGCATACGCCATTTATTGACGTTATCCGACTGTCAAATTTATGTCAGGAAATATGCCTCCCTACAAAAGCTTACAAGAATATGCAAGACTTGTATGCCGAAGAGTCAGAAGCTGAAACTGCTTTTTGTACACTTTCAGCAATTAATGTTGGTAAAGTAAGTTTTGAAGAGTATGAGTATGTGGCCGAAGTTGCTTTGCGTGCTGTAGACAAGATGATTGACAAAGCGCCAATGATGACAGCTTCAATGAAGAACAGCATCATGCGTCGTCGTAGTGCAGGGGTTGGTATTACGGGGTTGGCTGGAGCGCTGTATCGTGAAGGTCTTGATTATGATGGTAGCGAAGAGTCTTTTACCTTTGTGAGCAAAATTGCTGAAACCCATTACTTTTATCTTCTGAAAGCTTCTCAGAAATTGGCAGAAGAAAGTGGCTATGCTGTTGAGGGTATTAAGAAAGATTGGTTGCCTGTTGACACTCGCGTGAACAAAGGCTACACTCTGACGCTTGATTGGGAGTCGCTTCGTGGTAAGCCCCGTAAGCATTCTGTGCTAGCTGCACATATGCCTACAGAGTCAAGTGCTGTGTTCTGTGATGCAGATAACAGCTTGTACCCACCACGGCAGAAAGTGATTAACAAGAAATCTCGGAAAGGTATCATTCAGTATATCTCGAAAGATTGGACGCCGGGTAAGAAACTGGCTTGGGACGTGGACAACATTACTTTGTCCAAGTATTATTCCAGAGTACAGGATTTTACTGACCAAGCTATCAGTGCTGATTACTACTTTGATCCGAGTAAATATGAAGATGAGAAGAAGCCGCTAAGTGAGCTTATGAAGGAATGGGTAGCACAGGCTAAGGCCGGGAATAAGACCCAGTACTACATGAACACCCGCGACTACAACGGAGGTGGTGTTCAAGGTATCCTTGGTGCTACACAACCTGAAGAGGAAGCTTGCGAAAGCTGCAAACTTTAAGTAAGATAGGGGCTGAAATATGCCCCTTTATTTAGGAGAGAAAAATGTCTGTATTTAATGCAAATAACAAAGGTTATGAAAGTAACAAATACCCACTATTCCTTGGGGAAGATTTGGGATTGTTTGACACAGTAAATATTGCTTACCCCGAACTTGAAGACTTGTATCAAAAGCAGGTCAGCCAGATTTGGAACGAGAATGAAGTGTCTCTGACACAAGACAAACAGGATATGATGAATGCCCCTAAAGATGTTGTTGATCTTATGGTGAAAACAATCTCATGGCAACATCTCGCAGACAGCGTGGCTTCTAAGTCTATTGCTGGTTTGCTTATGCGTTATGTTACTAACTCTGAACTTGAGGGATTGATTAACGCTTGGTCTTTTTTTGAGACAATTCACGCCAGGACATACAGCCACATTGTAAAGCAGACGGTGGTTAATCCGAACCAAGTGCTACGTGACACGTACAACAACATGGATATTGTCTCCCGTAGTGGTGCTATTGTTAAAGCTTTTGACCAACTTGAAGTCCTACCAGTGGATGCAACAATTGAGGAAAAACGCAAAGCTATTGCTCTGGCATTCGCTGCACTGTTTGCCCTCGAAGCTATTGCATTTATGAGTAGCTTTGCTGTCACGTTTGCCATTGCAGAGACTGGAATCTTTCAGGGCATTGGTAGTTTGGTAACTCTGATTGCTCGTGATGAAGTGCTGCATACCCGAATGGACTACGCAATTCTTAATATCCTAAAGCAAAGTCCTGAGTGGGTGAACACTTTTAAAGAGCTGGCCCCAGACATTAAATCTGTTTTGGATGCTATCACAAACCAAGAGCTGAGTAATGCTGACTACTTGTTTAGTGAAGGTCGTCAAGTGATCGGTCTTACATCTGGGCTACTTAAAGAGTATACGCTTTACATGGCACGCCCTTTGTATGTTGCTCTGGGTATTCCCTTTGACTTTGAAGTGATTGAAAAGAATCCTTGCAGTTACATGGATAAATACATCGACAGCTCCAAGATGCAAGTAGCTCCACAAGAGATTCAGATTACTTCTTACAAGATTGGGTCGGTGAAAGACGATACTGAGAATCTTGATTTGGATTTTGATTTTTAATAAAAAGGAGAGAAGATGTTTATTGTATACGGTGGGGAGAAGTGCAGCTATTGCACTAAAGCTAAGATGCTGCTTGACATGCGAGAGAAAGATTATCAATACTACGATATCTACGATCAATGCAACGGAGCAGAAGAGGGATGTGAGACACCTCTCACATATCGTGACCAGCTATTCACTCTAATGCAAGATATGGGACTTCCTCTTCCACGCAGTATTCCTCAAATCTTTGTTGTAAATGGAAATGAGATGGAGTATATTGGCGGCTTTGATAATCTGAAAGAGTATTTGGGAGAGTAAGGTTCCGGTGTAACTCTTTTACCCGTTGCCATTATTTTTCATATAAGCTACGCTTTGCACAAACAAAATATAAGCTTCGCTTTTAAAAGCAGAGCACCAATACGGAGTATTGTGTGAGCGTAGCGAACATTCAGGAGAGAGAAGATAAATTGAAATAAAACTAAGCTCTTATATTTTTACTTAATCATTTTTAATATATCATTTTTACTATTGTAACTATGGTTCCCAGTGGTAGGGGTATTTGGGTTACTCCGGCTGGAATTAAAGTTACATTGGGAGGATAAAATGCAGAAAGTCCGAGTGACTTTGAGTGAGGAAGCTTCGATGAATCTGATTGCCACAATGCAGAGAATGGGTCATTCGTCCCCTACGCATACGGCAAACCTAATCATCACTAAATTTAGTAAACTACTATCCCCGAGCGAGGAAAGCAATGCACGAGACAAACAAAGAAACAGTTGACAGTTATTTTCCGACATACCATAATGTTACGAAAGCAACACACCTTCTCAACTTAAACACGGGAGAATATGAGAAGTTCCCTGATGTGCAGAAGCTTGTCTTTCATTACATGCTTGATAGATGGAAGTTCTTCAAAGGACAGGGTAATGGCTATTTTGATAACCAAGAAGACATAGCAACTGCTTGTTGTGTCGTGCGTAAGACTGTCGGCAAAGCTATTAAGCTTCTTGCTGACTGCGGCTATTTGTCAGTGAAAGGTAAAATGTCATTCAACCATCGAAGTAATTCCTACATCTTTGACAGAGAATTAAATCTTGCTATTCTTGATAAAGAGGGTAAGATTATGGAGTCTTTCAGGACAAATATAGTTGGTTCTACAAAGCTTGACAAGAAAGTAGCTAAAAAGCCTGTCCCACAAAAGAGCTATATTCCATCTCCGAGTTGGGACGATGAAGAAGGATTACCATTTTAGGAGGTGTGTTGTGAAGAAAAAGAAATTGGTGTGTGGTGTCGGGATAAACGATGCAGATTATATTGTGATGATAAAGGAAACGATCGGATATGAGAATGGTAAACAAAAACAGAAGTTTGTGTGGATTTGCCCATTCTACTCCAGATGGCGGCTGATGATTCAGCGTTGCTATTCTGTTAAATATCAAGAGAAATTTCCTACCTATAAAGGGTGTTTCGTTTGTAAAGAGTGGCTAACCTTTAGTAAGTTTCGACAGTGGATGCAAAACCAAGATTGGGGAGGGAAGCAGCTTGATAAGGATATTCTTGTTCCTGGGAACAAAGTGTATAGTCCTGACACCTGTGTGTTTGTAGAAAAAAGAGTTAATGTGTTCCTGACTGAGAGTACCGCATCCCGTGGACAGCATCTCATTGGGGCGAGCTTGGATAAGACTCTCAATAAATTTCACGCATACTGCAACGACGGTTCTGGGAAAAAGAAACACCTCGGTCTGTTCGACACAGAACTAGAAGCCCACAAAGCATGGCTTGCTTTTAAACTTGAACAAGCTAAGATTCTGGCTGCTGAACAATCAGACCCTCGTGTTGCCAAAGCTTTGATTGAACGCTATGAAAACTACGTCATTGAAGAACACTAAATCGCAGACAACAAAAACCCCGGAGAGCCAGTTAAGGTTCTACCGGGGCATATTTATTCTTATTGTAATCTAATAGTCGCTTCTAACAAAGACACTAGCTATGGCACATCTCTCTTTGTTTCACTTGTTGCCTCAGATTTCTTAACTTGAACATCAGTACCATTGATAGTGAGCGAGTTGT